ACTAGATTCTTAAACATATCTCCTATAGCAATTATGAATTGTCTTATTTTTAGCAAGGAGGCTAGACTTGTGCATTATGCCTATTTAATCATACAATTATAGTCAAAATATTGGTATAACACAAGAGCAATAATGTCTAGTACAGAAAAGTTCGATATTACTAAATGTCCAATGGTTCGCATAACTTGGCTTGATGCCAGGGATACAGAAACAGGATGGCTGTCTATTAAAGAAATACAAGAAGCTCCTTTAGCTGTGTGTCAAGAAGTAGGTTGGATGGTAGTAGAAAATGTAGAAAAAGTTGTCATTATGCGCTCATGGTGTACGGATAAAGATGACAATCATGGAGGTGGAGCTATTGCTATACCTAAAGGTTGGGTAACAAAAATAGAATACTTGGAGGTTAGTTATGGAAAAGGAAACTACCATTAATACTTTATTTGGGAAGAATATTTATAAAGCAACAATAGCAAATTACGAAACTATAAACAAAAATATAATTCCTCACATAGAATCTTTTGTAAAAGAAAAACCAGGAGAAATGGCTGCTACAACTGATGTAGTTGGTAATACTAAAATACAATATACTAATAAAGATAATGAAACTGTTTTAGAAAATGCAGTAGATAATTTACATAAAAAGAAATTATATCAATCTTTATTTTCAGCTTTAGATAGAAACATTAATTTTTATCTACATACTTTAGGTTACAATTTAAATAAATTAGACATTCATATAACTAAAGCATGGAGCACCTATACAACACAAAATCAGCACATAGCTTCACACAAGCATACCGCCAGTCATTTTAGTTTTGTGTATTATGTAAGAAATAATGAAATGGGAAATATAAAATTTGAACAAGAACTTGCTGCACAAACAGGATTATATATTCCTCCTACAGATCAATATTTAAGTGAATGGAACAAATTTAATTTTGCAAGTTATTTAGTTCCTATTTCAACAGGAGATTTTGTTATTTTTCCAAGTGAGTTATTACATTATACTGAAATTAATGAAAAAAAAGAACCTAGGATAAGTATAAGTGGAGATGTACTATTAACAATGAAAAAAGGTGTAAGTACAGAACACTGTATACCTCACCCTAATATGTGGAGAACATTATGACAAACACTATATTACTTATAATAATTTTAGCAGTTGTTATATTTATTGGTTTTATGGTTGCGGTGCAAGGACAACAAATTCACGATTTGCTAAAAAAGAAATAATGTCAAGAAAACAATTTTAAAAGTTTTCTTGCAAATAATATTTGAAATAAGTAATGTGGTTCTTACCCCAAAAATTTAAATAAGGAGATATTATGACACAAGAAGAAGCATCTGCATCAATTGCATACTTAGCAGATAAACTAGCCAACTACCACAGCAGACTTATGAGCGTGGAAAGAGAATTTAAAAAACATTTAGAGGGCTGTAAATGTCATAATAAAAAATCAGAGCAAGTAATGGTTTCTAATGAACCTGAAGAATGCGAAATGTGTAGTGCTTAATCGTACTTAATTTCACCTTTAAAATCTGGTAATTGTTGAACTTTAATTTGAACATTTTGCTCTATATGATCTTCTTTAGTTTCAGTGCTAGGATCTTCTATATCTTTTTTAGCCTCTTCCGATGATTCATATTCTTTACCTGTCAATTTATTTTTAACTTCTATAAAAACTTCAGGTTGTAAGATAGGTATTTCTTTACCATTAACCATCTGTGTTCCGATTTGTTTTGGTTCTTGTACTTTTTTAAATGCCATTATGTTATCTCCATCATGCTAACTAATATTGTAACATTCAAACCGGTTAACTTTATTGCATCCGCTTTTTCCATTACAAATGGTTGTGTTAAAACTTCTTGTTCCGTCCCGTCTGCTAAACTATCCTTATATAAAGGAACTTCTAAATCACTATTACTATTATCAAAAAAAGACACAGTAGTTGTTACCACACCACCTGTCTGATTAGATAAACGTATACTTTTTACAAGAGTAGTGGTTGGTAATATAGGGGGTTGACTGTTCTGATCTGCAGTAGGAACAGTGTATAAAGCCACCGCACTGCCTGTGCCAACGGCTGTTCTGCTAATAAATGAATCAGCCAAGGAACCACGTCCTTGCTGTAGATTCATCTTTTAAATCTTGTTGATAACCAAAATTTAATTGTTGTATTACTTGTTCTAATAATCTTATTAAAACATCAAATTGAGTTTGATTGTATTCAGGTGTTGCATTAGGTAGTCTTGTGGTACTTATTTTTGACATTAAGTTCCTACCTTTTTTTGAGCCATTTTATGCGCAGCTGAAAATGATTTTCCATTTTTCATTTCTTTTTTCATCATTGCCATATGCTTTGCACTATGATGTTTACTATGTTTTTTTAAATTATCTTTTTGTCTTTGCGTTAATTCTTTACCCATTATCTACCTCCATCAGGTTGAACATCAAGACGTAAAGTTCCAAATCTCCAGTTATCTCCAATAGCATCACTTCTAATTGTTAGCTGTCCTTGTCTGCCTCTACCTCGTATATCAAATTTAGTTGTACTTGTCGATACTGTCGCCGTACTAGTCATAGAAGTTGAAGATGCAGGATATGTTTTAAATTTTAATTCTAAATCAACAGTGCCTGCTAAATCTTGAAAATCAGGTATACCTCTTCCAATGTGTAATAATTCTTGTCCATCTTGTATATCAAAATCTCCAGATGTAACAAATGCGTCTAATGCAGATCCATCAGCATCAACACCAAATTCTTGTATATAAAATGTAGAAGCTCCTGCTGTAAGTCCTAACACACTAGGAGTTGTGGCTGTAGCTGTGGTAGAATATTCTGTTGCGTAAGGATATTCATATACACCGTAATCAACCCAAGCCGTACGAGCTAAGGTTCCTATAGACCAAGATCCTTCTAAATAATTTAAACTTACATATCTATCTATTTGTTGTGCAGTTCCGCTACAATAAAACCAAGTTATTTCATTTTTTTCTGAATTAAGACCACAATATGTTTCTGGTTGAGTAGTAATATTAAAATCTCCAAATACATAATCCTGCACACTGCAAGGTAACTTTTTAACAGCACCATCAAACATGTAAAAAGAATTTTGAGACATCCAATAAGTAATACCATTAACATCTTTAACACAATGATTTGACACTGCTCCGCAGTTAGCTCCTAATTGATTTAATGAAAATGTAAAAGGAGGTCCTACAAATTGCATTCCATGTAATGATGTATCAGTCCAAACTAAAATAGCTCCTCTAGATCTAGCTGCTGCCATAATTTTAGAACCATCTTGAATTCTAAATGAACCAGCTGTATTTGTAGCGGTTGGAATCCATGTGTTATAATCTTCTTGAGAAGAAAATCGTAAAAATAAAGGATCAGACGTTGCTGATGTTCCTATTGTTGTTTCAGTTCCAAATAAAAATACATGTCGGTCCGTTGGAGAAACTAAAGTAAAACGAGAAACAGTTGGTGCATTAGCAATAACAGCAGCTGGTGTTCCTGTTCCAACAGATGTATCCCATCTAAATGTACCCCCTTCACTAACAGTAGCTATTAAATCTTCACCAAAATTATCAAAAGACCATTGTCTACCATCAATCGTAACAGTAGAGGTTGATCTTGGTGTGTTCCAAGTGCTTGTATTCCATGTTCCTGTACCCCATCCATAACCATATGCAGAAGCAGATAATCCAATATCTATATCATAAGTAGCTACAACCGATCCACCTCCACTTGAAGTTCCCGATGCGGTAGAACCTGTATAAGTTACTGTGTAGGTATTGGCATCAACATAAGTTGTAATTTCAAATTCTTTGTTCATGTCAAGACCATTAATTGTAGAAGCACCACTAAATGTTACAAAGTCTCCCGCTTGAGCTCCATGTCCTGCGTCTGTAACTGTAACAAGTGAACTTCCACTTACAGTTGCAAAAGGATTAGTTAAAGTTCCACTTGTTCTTCTTATAGGTGTAATATCGTAAGCTGCTCCTTCAGAATAAACATAAAGTTTTCTATCTGTGCCAAGGGCCATGTATCGTATGCCATTAAGATCAGACCACGCATGCATATCACGAACAACACCAATTAATGTTTCAGAAATAAGTTTAGACCAACCTCCAATTTTTTCTGGTAAGCCATATCTAAAACGTACCATGTCAGAATCAGTCCAACGACCTTCTGCACCATATTCTGTATTTTGTTTATCTATACCGGGAGCAAATTGAATTTTAGTAAGTGGCATTATGCAATCCTTAAAAATCTATATGAAATTTCACCTGCACCACCATCAGATCCTGCAACTGAAGGTTGTGAACCTCCACCGCCCCCACCAGATCCTCTAGACCCTGCGCTACTTGACCCACCTGCGGGTCCTCCTGAACCTCCTGAAACGGCCCCTGGACCTGCATAAGATTGTCCACCTACGCCACCAGTTATTTGACAGTTATCACCATTACAGTTACCTGGATTAGTTCCTGCGGTTCCTGATCCACTAGAATTAAATGTTCCAACAGGACCAGAAGTAAAAGTTGTTATGTTTAAACCATCTACAGTGGTTCCTGATGTTAAAACTGTTCCTGAAATTGTTGCTGCTCCTCCTACACTTGGAAAATTAGAACGAGGAGGTCCTTGATCTCCTCCAGTTGTAGTAGACGATCCTCCAACTCCTCCAGCTAAACTAAAAATTGCACTAGAAGAAGATCCTGTAATTGTAGTAGCTCCTCCACTGCCTGCTGTTAAAGTATATCCTGTACCTGTCCCACTACCAGCAGTTCCGGCACTAATTGTAAGAGTTTCTCCTCCTGTAACTGAAAAAACTTTATCTGATATATAAGCTCCAGAAGCACCACCAGCACCTGCTGATTCCGCACCTGCTTTATCATACTCACCACCACCTACACCACCAGATCCTCCACCTACAGCAAACTGTATGTGAATAGCATTTGCATTAGCAGGCACACCTACTGATCCTGTTGTAGTAGAAAAAGAACTTGGAGTATCAAATAATGTAAAAGCAGTTCTCCACGAACCACCATCTTTTATATAAGCGTTTGTAATTGTTTTGTTTGTAAATGAAGTAGCATCTCTGACATAAAGTTGTGAACCAGCATCAGAGCTTATCTCACGCCAAGTACCACCATCTTTAACATATATTGGCATAAGGCATTATGTATATTTGTACCAAATATCTCCATCAGATCCACCACTTGGTGATGATGTACTTACAGTTCTGTTTCCATTAACGTTTGTACCTGCTGTTGCCGAAACAAAACCTTGTACGTCAACGCCAATTTCAACACCTAAGTTATCTCTTGCTGTTGTAGCATTAGCTACATCGTTTAAGTTTTCCGATTCTTGCATTACACCTGTAATACTAGTTCCTAAAAAACTATATCTAATTGATTCATATGTTGCCATATTATTTCTCCATTAATTTCCAACCATAAGTTGCACCTGAATAAACTAAAGCAAAAGCTGCATTTTCAGTTGCTACGGTTAAGTTAGCTACAGTTCCATTAATTTTTAAACTGTTAGGATCTATTGTTAAATTATTTGTATCAAAAGTAGCTGCTAAATCAACAAATCTTACTTGATCACCAACAGCAGGAGCTGCAGGTAATGTAATTGTAAATGGTCCACTTGTAGTATTAGCAAATATATTATCTCCTGGAAAAGCTGTGTAAGTTCCTGTTTTAGTCAACCAATCAGTGCCTGAAGTAGAAACATTGTACCAATTAGTACCATCTGTTGCTACATATACACTTGTGCTTGGTTGTATAATATAAGTGTTACCAGATGCACCAAGACGCATGGTAATAGTATAAGAAGCACTATCATTTCTTAAAAAATATGTTTTTTGAGCTGCTGCAACTTGAATAATAAAGTTAGATCCATGCCCTGTAAATATAATAGCTGATTGTCTGTTTTCATTGTCAGCTTGAGATGAACTAATACTGTTATTTATAGTTAAAGTATATGGGCTAGAAGCAGAAGATAAGTTTTTTGTATAAACTCCAGTTATAGAATATTCTAATCCATATTGTAAATTATTATTAGTAGTATTACCCCAAGCATTAGCTTGATCACCAGAACCAATAAGTTCTAATTGAAGTAATGATGAATAAGTTGATGTCATAATTTTACCCTACGCTGCATCTTGCCAGGTCATTGTAGCAGAATCATCAACTTCTGTCCATGTTGAAGTTTCAGAATCATCTACTTCAGCCCAAGCATAAATTGCTGTAGAATTAGATAATGTTAATGTTATAGATTGTCCTGTAACATCAATTTCAGCACTTTGTATTGGTATTACACTAGATAAAGCCGAAGATACAATATTACCTGAAGGCAATATTGTAGCGTTAGCAGATGGGGAAAGTGTCCCTAATGCGCTAGAAATAGATTGACCGGTAACCGAAAGATTAGCATCTGCAACAACGGTTTCATTACCTAAAGCTGTAGTTAAATCTTGTCCTGTAATTACAACATCTGCACTTAAAGTTATACTTTCATTACCTAAAGCTGTAGTTAAACTTTGACCTGTTACAGAAACATTTGAATGTGCAACAACTACTGGGGTTCCTAAAAATAAATCTAAATCAGGTTCTTCAGAAGCATCCAGAAGTACGGCTCCTCCTGCAGTAACTGCATAGGTACCTATAATAGAGTTTAATCCAAATCCAGTTACAGAAACATCAGCATTAGCTGAAACTGTTTCATTACCAAGTGCTGTAGTTAAAGTTTGTCCAGTAACATCTACTACCGTAGCTACTAAAGCTGTTCCTAAAGCTGAAGTTAATTCTTGTCCGGTAACTGCTGCAGTAAAGTCTACGTTTACTGTTTCATTACCAAGTGCACTATTTATATTTAGCCCTGTTTGAACAACTGTAGCACTTCCTGAAATAACTTCGACTCCAAGAGTTGTAGTTAAAGCTTGTCCCGTTACAGCTACTACTGCACTTGTTCCACTTAATGTTGAAAGAGGGGACTCTGAAAGAGCTGATATACCTAATGCCATAAAGGCATTTTAACTATAAAAAGTCAATTAGTCTACTGTGCTTTTTTATAATACGAAGGTAATCCAAGCATAGGCCTGCCATCAAAAGCATTGTTTTCTTGA